GGAGTGATCCCCAGCTACTCACAGTCGGACGTGGATCGTTCGCCTCCGGAAGGAGTGCTGTTTGAACACCCGAAAGGGGCACAAACTTGGGAAATACATATACCCAAAGCACAACCTTCACACGCTTGATCGCTGTCGGGTTGTCTCCTAGTGAGGCGGCCTCGATCGCTAAACTCATCCATCGCTGGGTGATTAATAACGGTGAGGAAGAGACCGTTCGTCGCTTGAAGTTGCTGAAGGATTGTTACCTTCATCATCTAGTTGGCCAGACAGTTCATCTGGACTGGTTCAAGCAAACGAAGGACGGAGCCCCAAAGGGCCCATTCCGGGTCTTATGGAAGTTCGGCCGTAGGCACCTTTTCAAGGTGTGGAATGCGATTATGTCGTATTCCTGTTTTACCTATTCGGTTAAAACACCACGGATGACCCCGCGTCAGTATTCGAAGTTTATTACTTCCGTTCAACGGAAGCCAGTAAACCAAGAGTACAACGGCACCATCGAAGTGTTGATTAACAACTTCACTTCCGCCTTTACGCCCCGTAGTCGCTTTACAGCGACTACCGGTTCCCCTGTTGCATTCTTGAAGACCTCGCCTACACGGCGAGCTCCGAATCCGCAAGGATATCGGAAGAATGATCCAGAGGAGGAGACTTTGGTTGCCTCTATAGGTGTCCTCAGTCTTCGACCCAAGTTCACCCGAAAACACTACGGGATTTATTCCGGAGTGCTTAAGGGATTCGAGGATACATGGCCCGGATTCGTCTGGACTGTGGATAACTCGACTGAGTTACCCTTATCCGGAAGGATCGGGGTGATCCAGGAACCAGGTTATAAAGCCCGAGTAGTAGCGAACCCATACCGGGTTCATCAAGCAGCTATGCTCCCTTTAAAGGAGTATCTGTTTGATTTGCTACGCCAGCTTCCTAATGATTATGTATATAATCAGGAAGCCGGTCTGCTGCATGTCCAAGGGATGCTCAAGCAGGGTTATACCTGTTGGAGTATCGATTTGTCCAATGCATCAGATCACCTACCGTTGCAGTACCAAAAGGTTCTTCTATCCAAGCTGGGTATATCCCAGGAATGGATAGATGCCTTTTCCGACATATCAAGTGGCGATTGGGAGCTTCCTCCTGATTGGGTTCCTCGTGAGCCAGACGTCATGCGATATGTGAAACCGGATGACATCCGACCCGAAGGCTTCTATCCCTTTAACAAGGATAGATACCTGAGGTGGAGTGTTGGCCAGCCCTTAGGCCTGGGTCCATCATTCCCTTCCGCGTTTCTACTGCATCACGCTATTGTTATGGGGATTCACATCCTCTTTTCAATACCGTTGGATTATGCAATGGTCGGCGACGATCTAGTCATATTCCATAAGGAAGTCTATGACTTCTATCGGTGGGTGATGTCCGGTATCGGAGTTAAGGTGTCCTTGGAAAAGACCCTTATATCCGATAAGGCTGGGGAGTTCCTTTCGAGGATTGTATTCCCTGATTTTATTCTCAGGGGCTACAAGTGGAAAGGTTCTGGCGATAACTCCTTTTGGGAGGTTGCTCGGAATCTTGGACCCCGCTCTACTCGCCTATTCCAGTATCGTCAGCGCAGAGTTTTGAAATCTCTCGCTGTTCTGCCTGAGCCATACGGGCTCGGATGGAATCCGAAAGGTATTCCATACTGGGATAGATTAGAGGAGTGGATAGAAGCACTTTCAAAAGAAGTGCCACTCCAAAGATCCTTTGTCACGGCTGAGAGTTCTCTGAACTTCAGGTTGTACACTGGGAACCTAAAATTCATAACCGACAAGGGTTACCCCGTATCGGCCATCCCCGAACAGGGGATAGAGCGATTCGTCTCTCAGGAGATAAATCCAACTGTTGCTCAGCTTGGAAATCTCATGATACCGAATCTCGACTACCTTGCTCATCTCTTCGATGATATGAGGTATGTCATCTCTTATGGTGCTCCAGATATCGATCTGGAACGGGTGATGCACTTTCTTCGTGACTTTACAGTCATGGAGAGAGTGTCCGATCTCACAACTCTCATCAGGTACGAACGAATTATTCGTACTGTGAAAGGCGTGTGATTGGTAGGGAGC